AGTTTGAGTTTAGATGAAAATGCATACAAACTGCGTGAGATGAATCTACAAAAAATGTTTGGTAAAACTGCATTTAGTAAACTGGTATGTTTGGATACAGGTGCAGACAAAGACGAAGCACTTAGCAAGTATGCAGATTCAAACTGCTATTGGTTAGAAGACAAACCAGAAAATGCAAGTGCTGGTTTGAGATTTGGACTACGTCCAATACTAATGGAGCATGGACACAACATGAATGCAGATGTTGACTATCCAATTGTTAAAAATTGGTTGGAAGTTTATAAGCAAATTACCCAAATGTAATAAAACTGTAACATTTATAGGCTTAAATAGAGTTTGTAAAAGGAACTATAAATGAACAAACTTATTAAAAAGGTATGTAGGATGGACTTAGGCAATCCCATAATGACGGCTCTTGTTGGACTGGTAGTATTTTATATAGGGCTGAAAATGTTCTCAGGTGGTATGAAGTCTATGGGTAACTTGGAACACTTAAACTTCTTTTTAGGCAATCCAATCTATATGTTTCTAGGTGGTATTGTAATGACACTGCTTTGGCAAAGTTCAAGTTTAAGTACAACGGCAATAATTGCACTGGTGGCCTCAGGGGCACTGCCTCTGCCTGCAGCCATAGCGGCAGTGTTAGGCGCAAACATTGGAACTACCGGCACCATTTGGTTAGCCGGTTTTTTTGTGAGCGATGGCATGCCCAAAGGCGATACACTTCGAATAGCACTTGCACACACTGGTGCTAACACATTTATGGCTATAATGTTGTTGCCATGGGTACATCATATAGCAAGATTTTTAGGTAAGTTTTAGGAGGTAAGATATGCATTGGTTAGAAAAAATATTACAAAGATGGTTCAAGCCACAACCAACTGTACAATATTTGTCAGGAAAAGGCAAACTATTATAAATAACTCGATGAACAAGTAACGTCCAATTTTTTTTTGGGCAAATTTTTTTTAGGTAAAAAAAGGAAAAGCAATGACGCAACTAATAGACCCAAGCAAATTCACTTCCACAGTTGGCCTTTTAAGGTCATTTTTTTTGGAAAAAGGTTTTCTTGAAGTACACACACAAAACAGATTGAGCATACTAGCCGCATGTGAAGATCCATTCAACGTAGCAACATACAATTACGCAGGCCAAGTATGGCCACTACCGCAAACCGGCCAGATGTGGTTGGAACATGAATTATTAAGTAGCCCCGACAGTAAGGGGTTTTTTTGTGTCTCCACTTCCTATAGACAAGAGCCTAATGCAATACCAGGCAGACATGATATAATATTTCCAATGTTTGAATTTGAAATGCCAGGCAGTGTAGATGATTTAAAATCCATGGAGTATGAACTATGTGAATACTTAGGATTTGGTAATATTACAGAAAAGACCTATGCTGAATGGCAACAACATTTTGGACTAGGTGCTGATACAGAAATGGAAGCAGAACACGAACTTAAGATGGAAGAAGAGTTTGGCCAAACACTTATTACAAACTTCCCTGAACTAACATCACCTTTTTGGAACATGGCCAGAAACGATGACGGAAATACTGCAAAGAAGATGGACGTTATACTAGGTGGTATGGAAACTATTGGATCAGCAGAACGTTCATGTGATGTTGATATGATGCGTGATACATTCCATAGTATTACAGATGGTGCTTATAGTAAACTACTATTCAAGTTGTTTGGCAAGGAAAGAGTCGAAGCAGAACTAGAAAAGTTTTTAGAGTTTGACTTCTTTCAAAGAGTAGGCGGAGGCATAGGTGTGACACGTATGATTCCTGCACTAGAAAAGATCAACAAAGTATAAGAATACTCTGGGATGGTGAAATTGGTAAACACGTACGGCTGTTAACCGTATGGTTGAATGTACTGCAATATATTTAACCTTGGAGGTTCGAATCCTTCTCCCAGAGCCAATTTTTAAGTTGCGTAGATCTCCAATACTGTGTCAATAATAGGATGTCTTTGTATATCCTGATTGCTCATGTAACAAACGGCTAGTCCACTGCGAGCAGTTTCTAGTCTTTTGCATAAATCAATTAAACCGTTATTGTGTACGGTTCTATCCGTTTGTTCAACGTCTCCTGTGATTACTATTTTTGAATTTTTGCCTATTCTTGTCATTAGCATTTTCATTTGACTAGGCGTTGCATTTTGCATTTCATCAGCTATAATCCAGGCATCCTTGAATGTACGTCCTCTCATAAAAGCCAATGGCGATATTTCAATAGTTTGTTCTTCTAGCATACGTGCTATTTCTTTTGTGGTATAGAATTCACGAAGTACATCAAACAAAGGTCTTGTCCACGGCTCCATTTTACTGTTCAAGTCACCGGGCAAAAATCCATGCTTTTCATCATCAACACCTACTGCTGGACGAGTCAATACAATACGTTCACACGCACCATCTTTAAATGCTTTTATAGCCGCTAACATTGCAAGATAAGTCTTACCCGTGCCTGCAGGTCCGGTTGCCACAGTGATACTCGTGTGTGGATCTAATAGGTTTAAGATAAGTTGTTCTTGATTACGCGACTTCGGAAGAAGTTCTATGTGCTTGCGTTTTAGTGCTTGGTTGAAGTTTATTGTGTTGTCTTGTTGAAGTTGTCTTTGATATTTTGCTTTTCGTTTAGCTCGAGACATTGTATCTCCTAAAGGTTGAGGTTATTCGCTACCCACAATAATATTTACAGTATAAAAAAATAAGAAATACTGTATGTGAAATCACAATACTATTCGCTAAATATATTAGCGGCCACAATTCAGTATTGGACTAAATACTGTTAACGTAAGAACAAAAGGCCTCAAATGTCTCTAGATGATTCAGAATTTTTTAAGGATGGTTCCGACTATTGGATGGTTGCAGACAATATCAAAGGCATCTACATGAGTGATGGTAGCATGCGTGTATTGGTTGACTTTGAACGTGTGCTCAATGAACTTGATATATTTGCATTTCGCAACTGGGAACTTGGTGAACTAGTAGCGGGTCCTGAACAAGGCCCGTACAAGACAAGTTGTACTTTTTTATGGCCAGAAAAACTTATGCCAGACCCAAGAGGAGCAATACGTTTATTGCCTTTTGACTGTGAAGTCAAATGGAAAAAAACCAAAATGAAAGTGCCAATTAAGGTCAAATCACCAAGTGATTTTAAAGCAGGTACTAAGGTTGCACGTCTAATTGAAAAGCCAGTTTGGTTGGTTGAAATCATTATGCCAAAAAGTCTCATGGCAGACATAAGAACTGGTAGCATAGAACTAGAAGATGAAACAGTTGATCTGCAGGATCTTGATGATGCATACAATGCAGACTTAGATCAACAACAGGTTATGGATGCAGATGCACAACAAGAAATGGATACAAACATCGATGTCCAAGTTTAATTTAACAGAGGGTTTAGGTTATAAAGACCTAGCAGGTATGATGAAAAGCACCATCTACATTGATGACTTTTCATCTAAAATGGGCGATGACGATGAGATAGTTGTTGCTAGTTTTTATGTACGTGATAGACAAGCCGCAGTAGACTTGATCAACTGGTTTGAAAAAGGCTACGACTTTGTATTGGATGCTGACATGAGCCCAGGTGAAGTAAAGCCAAATAGATTTCTCGTATATATTGAACTTAAACGTAGAAACTATACTGCTGACAACTTAGCCGCACTGTTAGATGATTTCAACACACTTACAGAGTATGAAGGTGATGGATGGACCATGGGCTACAGAGGCAAAGAAATGCCTTTTACTGTGGAACAGTTCAACATGCTAGTTCCTACTTCCCCAAAAACCTACCGAGAACGTGAGCAGTTTGAACTCAATGAGATGAGAACTGCAGCCGGTATTGCTCCTAAAACTATATATAACAAAGGCAAACGTGCCAAAGATATAGAAAATTTATTAGCAAACGCAGGTAGATAATGCCTTATGAAAAAGTACTGGCTTTTGGTGACAGCTTCACTCGTGGTGACGAACTGGCTGATTGCTCAACATCGTGTACTATAGCATCACATCATACTCACAGTCTAAGCACCTGGCCTGCCTTGGTTGCAAAAACACTTGGCATCGAATATGACTCCATGACAATAGGCGGACGTGGCAATCATTGGATAAGCATGTGTGTATGTAAGTATCTTGAGAAATATAGAGATGCATTGTTTATTATAAATTGGAGTTGGTTTGAACGTTTTGATTATATTGATATAGAAACCAGTTGGTGGGCAGTTACTCATCCACGCCACGAAGATAAACTTAACCATTATTTTTACAAACACATAGACAGTGATAAATGGAATCTACATCGTAATCTACAACAAATACATAGTACAATTTGCCTACTGGAACAAAACAATATTGACTTTATAATGACTTGTATGGACCCGATGTTGTATTCAAAAGAAAAATTTGTTACACCTTTACAGAAACAAGTGAACCATTATATTGTAAATTTTTACGGATATACATTTTTAGAATGGGCAAAACATAAAAAATTTCCTATTGGACCAGGCGGACATCCACTTGAAAAAGCACATCTAGAGGCCGCAAAGTACATAAATACCCATGTAATAGAAGGAAAAAACTATGGACATAGACAAACTTAGAGAAGAGATAGCATATGACGAAGGCTCAGTTAATGAAATATACCTCGACCATCTCGGGCTGCCTACTTTTGGTATTGGTCATTTGGTTATTGATAGTGATCCAGAACATGGACAACCGGTTGGAACACCTGTCTCAGAAGATAGATGCAATGAAGCCTTTGACAACGACGTCCAAACAGTCATCTCAGACTGCAACATCTTATATCCTGACTTTGATGAACTCCCAGAAGAAGTCCAAAGAATAATTGCAAACATGATGTTCAACATGGGTCGTCCAAGACTTTCAAAGTTCAAAGGCATGAAACGTGG